TGGTGCTTTTTGCATATTTGCTGCTTTTGTACGTTTAGCGGTTCGGCGAAATGTCTTTGCCGACTTGCGCTTATTTACTGGTTTTCTATACATCATTTTTTTGCTCCTCGGTTAACTAACATTTTCGGTTTGGTGTCACCTAGCACAGTTACATCAAGTAATGTAACTGTGCTACGGCTTTTCAAGCCGCCTTTTCAGGTGTGACGGTAGCAGCTTCTACGACTTCGGCAACTGCTTTATCGACCAGACCGAGTTCCTCGGCTTCTGGTCGATTATTCTCGTCTTGCAAGAACTCAATCAATTGCGCCGGATCATTTTGGAATCTGGCGCGTATTTGAGACGGTAATGACTCAAATTCTTTCTTAGCGGCTAAAACACGGTTCATAGCACCGTGATAATCACCAATGCCGCTAAAATCGCCATAACGTGGCGATAATGGGGCTTCCGGTAGGATCCCAGTAATATTAAATTTTTGAAGAATGGTATTAATATCACATTCTTCTTTAAAATGCTGCTGAGCCAGAGAAGGCTCCTCACAAGCCAACCCTGACTCATTAGATGCAGCATCTGTATCATAGTTGTAAGGGGTACGTAAAAATAAAGTATTTTTACTCATTTCTTGCCTCCAAAGGGTATTAACAACGATGGGTTTTGTCTGATACTTTGTACAGACCGCTTAAAATCTCTATACCACCAAGGATCAGTACTTGGTGCAATGTTTTTCTCTACATTCTTAGCCTGTTCAGTTGCAAGACCAGTTTGAGCTTGCACTAACGGCTTTTGAGCGTTAATTAACGCTATCTCAGACAAAAGTTTATTAAACGTAACTTCCAAATTTTTGTAAGTTTGCGTATTAACTTTTGTTTGTTCTAATATATTGCCGATATCAACGGCAGTTTTAATAGTATCTGCTTCAGTCTTAATAGTCTGAGCAGATGTATTAGTAGTCAATGCTGCTTTTTGAGCCAAATCAGCATTAGTTTGCGCCATCGTTTGATAACCCTGAACCGCTGACGCTAATGTATTACCAATTTTAGCAGTGGACACCTGCCCCATCGAACCAGATGGGGTACCCGCTCCACCTTGCTGATAGGCTAACATTGGATTCAAACCAGCTTTTTTCATATCCTCAACGGCAGCTTGATACTGCGTTGAACGCATACGCTCTTGAAAATCCATCTGTTTTTGTGCTTGCTCAGCACTAGCTGCATTAGCAGCTTGAGCGATGCCTACATTTGCTTGGTTTGTACCTTGTTGTCCAACAAAACCAAGTATTCCGCTTCCGATGTTAATTACATCGGAAACGGTTCCGCCAATGGCTTTAGCAATTGATCCAAGCATCAGAAATGATCAATCAATCCGGGTACAGAGTACATCGGCATTGGTCGTGCTTTCTTACAATCAAAAAAGCTATCAAAAATAAACTGTTTACCGTTTGCAGCTGCACCTACCGCCACAATACGATCAACAGGTGGCGTATCTTGAATAAAGGTATTATTCAAAGTAGGTAATGACGTAAACCGTTGAGCAAGATGCCAAGCATCAATAGTGCCAGCAGCAGTAGAACGGAATAACCCGCTAATACGGCTGGGATAATAACGATATTCTGCCCACCGTTCTTGATAACCAAACACACTATCATCGTTGCTATCACCACGGACATAGATTTCCTTATTGAGGACGGCTTGTTCGCCTAAGGTTGCAAATGCGGGGAAATAAAAATCATAACGTGTCGATCTAGACCACATACGAGCAAGTCCTTGCTGGTATGTAAGATCAGCACGTACAGACACTAAACCAATAATTACACCGTGTTCAGTAGCCGAATAAGTAAAACCATGGTTATGAGCCAAGGCAGTACCCATAGCAGCAAGTGTGCCCAAAGGGGCAGTAGTTCCACTAGCATTAGTACCTGACGTTTGAGCGATCGGATTAATACTAATATTGGACGATCCACCCCCGATATATTCGGGACGCTGTAAGCGAGCATCAGGAGAAATAACACCAAAATGTGACCTAATAATTTCAGTATAACGAGTGCCTCCGCGTGCATCACGCTCAAGCAATTTTTGAATTTGAAACGACTGTCGAAGTTGATTAACAGTTGCAGCAGTTGCTTCAGAAAGATCAGCATATAGTCTTCCAATTGGGTCAGTTACAGTGCCATAATTAGTACCTGCAGTAGATCCTCCAGTACTTATAGACTTCCAAGTTCCATTTGTATCTTGTATTGCTAACTCAGCAGATGTGTTTCCATTTGAACGAATAGGTGCACTAGTACCTAATGGCAACAAAACGCTACTGCCTTTTTGTGGCCATGGTAATGCACTTGTAAAATAATCTTTTCGTTTGCCACGACGTAATAATGTGTAATTTGCTACTGTATCTGGACCATCACCAGTATCTACTACAACAGAATTTTGAAGATTTTCGTCCCTAAACCATTCGTTGTATATTAAATTGTATGCACGTGGCCAAAAAGCACAATGCGAAACAGTATTAGATCCAGTAACTTGACCGACAGTAGGCAAGCCCATGTAATCTTGTAATGATCCTATAGCGTATCCACCAGCTGGTGATACTTGTTGGGGTACAACATAAGAAATCGAACTATCAGGGTTCGCTTGTTGTCCCATAAATTTTTGCCAATTTGACCATATAAGTCTATTGGGAACAAAAAAGAAAAATGAATCTAAATGCATATTATCCATAATTGGATAAAGAGGTGTAGCCAAACGAGCAAATGCAGTCATATTCAGGCGAAATGTATCGCCTGGGAGCATTTCATCTACGTATACAGGTACGAGATATCCAGCATCAAATGTAGTTTTATGTGTTGATTGGCAATCAAAGGATGATCGAGGAATATCAGCCTTTGGAATCATTGTAAATTGGTGTACATCTACAGATTGATTACGATGCATGTTTTTTAAGCTCCTGTATTATTCCGACCCAAAGATACTACCTTTGAGTCGGTTTGTTTAAATCATTCCTTAGGTATTTTTACCTGTTTTCCTAAGGATAGTAGTTTTGGTTGTTCATGTAAAGCAAATAATCCAGTATTGTCATCAAATTCGCCAAGCTCATATAAATCAAAGTCGTCGGGATGGTTAAATAACTGGTTATCCGCATCCTGGCGGTTAACTTCGTCGCTAAAGCTCCTAATTGCGACTCCTACAGATGGAACAAACATTGGACGACCGTAAGCGTCCGCTGCACGGTCTTTTACAGAACATAATACTAATTTCATGAGGAATATCCTTAAGTGAGGTTACGTTTAAGTTTTTGAAGTTTAGCCTTTGCGACTTGTTCTTTAACTAACATTCGCTCTGGTGTATTGTCTTCAACATGCAGTTTAGCAGTTTTTTCTCTAATGTAAAGCAGTTCGTCAAACTCGTACGGTTGATCTATTTTATATTTTTTATCATAGTATTTTGGAGGTTTGACTTTTTTTCCACGAACTATCACATAGTCGTGTGGATATACATCGGAAGTATATTGCTTATACCATTCATAGCCAATACCAGGTTTAAGGCTCATTTTCGTAAACTCGGGTTTACGAGTAGTGATTTCCCCTGATTCAGAATCAATTTCTGTGTAATGTTCTTTAGCGTTTTTTCCAGTTACCTTTTTCATAATGTATCTAGCCACATAGGCTGCAGGTTAGAACGTTCACGACAGTGGGCTATTCGTTGCATGCACGAATCACAAATGCATGAGCAAAATTGTTTTATAACCCTCACTTATGACGATAACCATCTCCCAAGCGATAGATCATTACACTATAGAGACTTTCAGCTCTTTATTAAAAGATTACGAAAACGGTACCCTGGACGAAGAATACGTTATTACATGGCTGGAGAATATGGTGAAAACTTTGGCCGTCCGCATTGGCACGCCTGTATCTTCGGACTCGATTTCGATGATAAGAAATTATGGAAACGGACTTCCGCTAATAGTCTCTTATATAGATCCAAAGACCTTGAATTACTCTGGCCATTTGGTTATTCCTCCATTGGAGACGTTACTTTCGAATCCGCAGCCTACGTGGCTCGATACATTATGAAAAAGGTAACTGGAAAAAACGCTGAACAACATTACACAGAGATTGACCCAGAATCAGGGGAAATCACTACTCGTAAACCCGAGTTTACGAAAATGAGCCTTAAGCCTGGTATTGGTTACGAATGGTATAAAAAATACACTTCCGATGTGTATCCTCACGATTACGTTGTAATTCGTGGAAAAAAAGTCAAACCTCCAAAATATTATGATAAAAATTATAAAATAGATAATCCATATGAATTTGACGAACTACTTTACTTCCGAGAAAAGTCTGCTAAACTTAATTATGAAGATAATACCCCTGAGCGCTTGCTTGTAAAAGAGCAAGTAACTCAGGCAAAACTTCAAAAACTTAAACGTAACCTCACTTAAGGAATCCTCATGAAATTAGTGCTATGTTCAGTAAAAGACCGTGCAGCGGATGCTTACGGTCGTCCAATGTTTGTTCCCTCTGTTGGTGTCGCAATTAGGAGCTTTAGCGACGAAGTTAACCGAGCAGATCCTGAGAATCAACTACATAATCACCCAGATGATTTTGATTTATATGAATTTGGCGAATTTGACGATAATACTGGTCAATTTGCTTTACATGATCAACCAAAACTACTATCCTTAGGAAAACAGGTAAAAATACCTAAGGAATGATTTAAAACAAACCGACTCAAAGGTATTATCTTTGGGTCGGAACAATTAAGGAGCTCGTTAACATGCATCGTAATAAGTCAGTAGATGTACATCAATTTACTATGATTCCGAAGGCAGATATACCTCGGAGTTCATTTGACTGTCAGTCAACACATAAAACTACTTTCGATGCCGGCTATTTAGTACCTGTGTACGTAGATGAAATGTTGCCAGGCGATACATTCCGCCTGAATATGACGGCGTTTACCCGTCTTGCAACTCCTCTTTATCCAATTATGGATAATATGCATTTAGATTCATTCTTTTTCTTTGTTCCAAATCGATTAATTTGGGACAATTGGCAAAAATTTATGGGTCAACAAGCGAATCCTAACGATTCTATTAGCTATGTTGTACCCCAACAAGTATCACCAACCGGTGGATACGCTATTGGCTCACTTCAAGATTACATGGGTTTACCCACTGTAGGACAAGTTGGTAACTCAAGTACTGTGAGCCACTGTGCTTTCTGGCCTAGAGCTTATAATCTTATATATAACGAATGGTTTAGGGATGAAAACCTTCAAAATTCAGTAACAGTAGACACAGGAGATGGTCCTGATACTGTTGCTAATTACACGTTGTTAAGACGTGGAAAACGCAAAGACTATTTTACGTCTGCGCTACCATGGCCACAAAAAGGTACATCTGTATCTTTGCCTTTAGGCACAAGTGCACCAGTTTACGGAACTGGTAAAACGATAGGTTTTACTAATGGGACTACCAATTATGGTACATGGGCAGCCGGAGGCGGAACATATCTTTATTCTGGTGCTTATAATAAAAATGTAGGTGCTGATGACGATACTGGTACTAGTCCCGCTGGGATTAATGTTGGTGTTGTAACTTCTGGAGTAAGTGGACTATATGCTGACCTATCTGCTGCAACTGCCGCAACAATTAATCAATTACGTCAATCCTTTCAAATCCAAAAACTTTTGGAGCGTGATGCACGCGGAGGTACTCGTTATACTGAAATTATTAGGTCACATTTTGGTGTTATTTCTCCTGATGCTCGCTTACAGCGTCCCGAGTACATCGGGGGTGGATCAACCAATATTAATATTAATCCGATCGCTCAAACGTCGGGTACTAATGCTAGTGGAACTACTACCCCTATGGGCACACTTGCTGCTATGGGTACTGCCTTGGCCCATAACCATGGCTTTACTTACTCGTCTACTGAACACGGTGTAATTGTTGGATTAGTTTCTGTACGTGCAGATTTAACGTATCAACAAGGACTATCACGGATGTGGAGTCGTTCAACACGTTATGATTTCTATTTCCCAGCATTTGCAACCTTAGGCGAACAAGCCGTACTAAATAAGGAAATTTATGTTACAGGTACTTCTGGGGACGATGATGTATTTGGCTATCAAGAACGCTGGGCAGAATACCGATATTATCCTAGCCGCATTTCAAGTTTGTTCCGTTCTACTGCTTCTGGAACTATTGATGCCTGGCATCTTGCCCAAAAGTTCACTACTACACCTACGCTAAATTCAACGTTTATACAAGACACACCACCAGTGAGTCGTGTTGTAGCGGTAGGTGCATCAGCTAACGGACAACAATTTATTTTTGATAGCTTTTTTGATTGTAAAAAAGCACGACCAATGCCAATGTACAGTGTACCTGGCTTAATCGATCATTTCTAATATGTTTGGCGGATCTCTTGGTGGAATAGCTGGTGGTTTGCTTGGCTTTTTAGGCCAACAACAAACCAACCAAAAGAATTGGGATATAGCACAAGCTGCTAATGTCGCCAGTGCTGAACAAGCTGGTCGACAAATGGATTTTCAAGAACGCATGCGTGCTACCCAATATCAAACTGTTGTAGAGGATATGCAAAAAGCTGGACTAAATCCAATGCTTGCATATAGTCAAGGTGGAGCGGGTACCCCAAGTGGAGCTATGGGGCAGGTGTCCACTGCAAAAATAGGTAATGCTATTGGATCTGCATTACAAGGTTATCAAACTATGAGCATGAATAATGCCGAGCTTGATTTAAAAGATGCAACAACAAAAGCAACTACTGCATCTACCATAAAAACTGAAGCCGATACTATTAAAACTGCTGCTGATATAGGTTATACCTTGGAGAATACCAAGTTAAACCAGCAGCAACAAAGAAATTTAGAAAAATTATTAGAGAAAATTACCCAAGAAATTGGTAATTTAAGGGCTTCAGAAAAACTTACAACTGCTCAAACTAAAAACGTTTCAGAGAATATTGCACCATCACCCGATCCATTTTGGTATCGGGATACTAAACGTATGTTTAGTAAAGGAAAACAAGCAATTGATGCAACAATTGAAAAATCATATAAGTCTGGAAAAGATTGGGCGAAGCAAAAATATCAACAATATACCGGAGGTAATAAATGAGTAAAAATGCTATTTTTTTACGTACACCATACAACTATGATAAAGATGCTGCATCTAATGAGTCAGGTTTGGCTTGTGAGGAGCCATCCCTGGCTCAGCAGCATTTCAAAGACGAATGTGATATTAATAATATCCTTCGTCAGTTTAACGTTACAGGTTTATTACCTGAACGACCATTATCGCCACGTTATGGCGATTTTACTGGTATTGGTGACTACCATACTGCCTTGAACCGCGTAATGGCGGCTCAAGATGAATTTGATGGCTTACCAGCCCAAATTCGGGCTCGTTTTAATAACGACCCATCACAATTGATCGAGTTCCTTGAGGACGAGAATAATCGACAGGAAGCCCAGGATCTGGGATTAGTCGATAAAGGCGCTGCCGAAGTCGTAGAAGCGCCTAAAAACACCCCTGAAAAGGTGGCCGAATAGGCCATAGCACAGGTACTTTA